TAAGAGAGTTAAATATATTTGATAGCAAATGGCATTTTAGAACAGGTTGGAAGTATAAAGGTTTTAATTGGTAATTAATTACTCCTTGTTGGGTGTCGGAGTTATCTCTTCGGCACTCACGTCAATCAAATTGTCAGTGTTATCTTCCCATGAGATTGTCATCTTCTGATCTATATTCTGTTTAATAGGTTTGTTATCTGAATATAAATCTGTAAGTTTATTAGCAAGAAATGTAATAAACTTTGTTTTTTCTCTGATCCATAGAATTGCATTAGGATTTTCTACTTCCTGATACTTAAAGACTTGCAGCAATTTATCGATAAGAGTTTGAACTCCATACTTTCTAGCTTCTGTTATCTTTATTTCTAACTCTGGATTTTTTTTTAAGTATGCGTAAAACTTCATCAAGCTGAACGGATAGGCTTTTTGATTTTCCAGAATTTCTGTAAGGGTTTTTCCATTTGCTAGTTGATCGCAAATTATATTTACTTGGTCTGTTGTTATCAATGGTGGGTCTGATTTTTTGGAAGTAATATTCTTTGAGCTGCTCATGGGTATAGTTTTTAAATTGTATTAGTTTTGATAGTTGTTTAATCCTTGTCTCATCAGTGTAAGATTCTTTTTTAAATCCCTTAACATTTTGGTAGCCATGATATTTACATTTATAAGTATTATTTGCAAGTAGATACCCCTTCATTTTACACGGAATCTTTAAACCTTTACGAAGTCCAGCACGGGTATGACCCTGACAAAATACTTTACGTTGTGGTCTACCCGGCACTACTTATTTTCCCACGGCTTTATTCCATTTCTAATATTATATTCTTTCTTCTGTTTATATCTAAAGTTAGTCTCTTTGGACATTTTCTTTAAAGCATTTAATATCTTCTCTGAACTTACATAAGTCTTATTCTCATTCTCCTTTTTATATTCAATAGCTAGTTTACAGAAATATACATTGGTTTTATCATTCTCTAACTCGGTGATAGGGAGCTTAGAGAGTTCACTAATTATCTTCTCCCTATCCCCTGAATGACTCTTAATAATTCTACTGATATTATTAATGTATATTGTTTCTTCTAATATAGGCGTCAGACGGCTATCTTGGGGTCGTGAGACGGCTATCTTGGAGCTTGAGATAGTCGTATTATGGCTATCATAAAGTTTTTCAGCTCTCAAAAATACCTCATTAACAATATAAGTTTTACCAGATTTACCTCTTAAAGACTTAACAATATTCAAAGTATTAAGAGTAGATAAACAGCTCTTAATCGTGGTCCTACAAAGACCGGTATCTTTTTCAATAGATGAGTGCCTTAATCTTGCCTCATATCCGTTCTTTTTCCAAGCATATTTCATAACAGATAAGAAAACATTCAAGCAATTAGATTTGTGAACGCCATCCAATTTATCTAAATGGTGATAGATTTTATAGGTTATATGTAAGAATCCTCTGCTTGTATTCATAATTTTTTACATTCTTTTTTATGGTGGTCGTGCAAAGAGAGTAAAACATTGACCCATTCCTGCTCATTCATCAATTGAAATTCGGTCTGAGAGCTACGTATACGCTTGATACGGAAAGTTAGGGTATCCTCGGTCAAATTCTTATAGAAAACTAAAAAACAGGGTATGTTTAAGCGTCTAGCGACTATCTTTGACAGGGTAGTGACCTTATATTTTTGACCTTTATCATAGCACGTCTCAATAATAGCCAATGGCTCATAACATCTAGCGCAACACTCAACAGAGTCAATATCAATCATGGCAATGCCGTCATATTTCCGGTGGAAATCGTTATAGACTCCATTACTAAATGCGTAGGTGTATCGTGCCATTATTTTTTTAATAATATAATTTCGTTTTCTTTCTGCTCTACTTCTAACTCTAATGATTTAATTATGTCAGCTTGTTTTCTTATAAATCTTTTATGTCTTTCAATTTCAGCTTTACATTTTTTTAGTTCATCCGGACAACCAATCTCTTCAAATATATTACTGTTTGTCATTAGGTTCTTTTATTATTTTTTTAACAATAGATCTAGGATAAGCAGTTATATTTCCAACAGACAGTTTATCTCCATCAAAAGAGTATGAGCTAAATATCTTTACTACTTTAGAATCTTTATAATAAAGATAACCTATATCTTCACACCAACTGAAAGTAAAATTATCAACGTCTGATAGATCATCATACCATTGGCTTGACGTTGTTATATCTTGCCAAATGACTCTTACTTTTTTATATTTTAATTTATTTTGTGGCTTTGAAATAGGCATCGTATAAATCCTTGTAATCAACTTCTTGTTTAGTTATCTCTCTTATCTTTTCTACGATATGAGGTTTGGGAAATCGCTTGTCATTCTTAACTGTCAAGCAAATTCTTTGACAATTTGTTGCCGGATTGATACCTTTATATCCTAGCATTAATCCTAAACTATAGTATGATAGTTTGTTTTTTTTTCGCCAATCATTGAGTGTCATGTTGTTCCTTTATATAGTATTTTTGGTTATATATATACAAGATATTTAGTTTGACAACAACTTTATTATGTGTATACACAATTTAAAAACATGGATTTACAAAAAATAGAAAAAGCATTTAGTTTTTATAATGGTGGTAAGGGTTTAGATCACTGGTCCTACTCCTCTACTAGCTCACCATTTGCTAAAAATATAATTAATTATTATTTCCCTCAAGAAGTTAGACGTAAGTTTCCATTCAGATACCCGGGTGACTTTGGTAATCTAGTTAACAACACAGTACAGAAAATGTTAGCTGATGTTTTATATGTTGAGGGTAGAGAAAGATTAACAGAGTGGGATAGAAGTTATGAAGCTGCATACAATCATGAACTAAAAGACTTTCATTCCAAACTACCAGTAGATGCTAAAGATAAGTTTGGCAGGGAACAAGTATTAAAATATGCAGAGCCTTGCATTAAGATTACAGAAAAAGTTGTAAAAGAAATAGTCGGTAAAAATAAATTAGTTTGCGAAAGATATATTGATCATGCAATAGACTTAATGATTAAAAAAATTACTGGCAGAATAGATTACGAAACAAAACATACATTCATAGAATTAAAAACAAAACCACCAAGAACATCTAAGGTTAGAAACAAAGAAGAATTTAAAATGAGATCACAGGATCTACCTTTAGAACCACAGATCGAACACTTAACACAGACTTCATTCTACTACATGGTAACTAAAAAAATTCCTTATTTAGTTTATACTAATGATAAGGAGTTTAAGCTCTTTGATCAGAGCCATGAGTTGATGAAGCCTGATCATCTGGAATATCTTTATAATAAAATGATAGAGAAAATTTTATTGTGGGAAAAAATGATTATGTATTGTGATGGAGACATAGAGAAGTTAGCTTTAATGTGTGAGCCACCAGATATGGATCATCCTTTTTATTACAGAGACTTAACAGATGATCAGAGAAAATTAATAACCAAACTATGGGGAATAAAATGACACAAGTAAATAAAAAAAATATGGAGATATGGGAGCAGCTAGAAAAAACAAATCCTAAATACACTAAACCTGTCAACAAAGGTTGGGGTCCAATAACAACAATCGATCCAATGTATCAAATTAAAATGATGACAAATCAATTTGGTCCGATTGGTAAAGGTTGGAGCTACCATGTAAACTATCATTACACAGATAAATTAATCTTTGCGGAAGTTAGAGTTAGATATTGTTTAGATGCTGAATGGAGAGAGTTTGGTCCAGTGTGTTCAGTTGCACCACTTGGAAAAAACAATGGTAAGTTAGATGATGAAGCACCAAAGAAAGCTATGACCGATGCACTAACAAAAGCATTTAGTCATATAGGTTTGTGTGCAGATGTATTTTTAAATGAGTTCGATGGTAATAAATATGTCATCGATGACTTTGATGATCAAAATTCTGTAAAAAAAAGTACAGGATCTACGTTGAATAACAATGTAGCAAATATAAAAAGGAGACAAAATGGATAATATATTTATCAATCTAGTAAGAAATCCAGATTGGAAAGCGGGAACTAATTTACCCGTATATGTTGGTCCACCAAACACTAAACACCCCGGTAAAAACTGGAGAGTTGGTGTTCAAATAAATGGTCAATGGTACAATCAAGCTGCCTTCCCAGCGAAAGATAAAGATGGGAATAAAATAGAAGGTGGTTTGACAATAAAACTAGAGCCATCTAAGTCTAGTAAAAAAAATGACTTTGCTTCTACATCTAGTAGTGGTAAAGATGAGTATACTTTCTAAATGAAAGTATAGTTTATATAGGTGGGGTAGGGTTTTTTTTCCCTTTCTTTCATGTTTCCCTATCCCGCCAAAGAAAGGAATTATGAATAAAAAGATTACAGAAATAGATCCAGAGATTAAAAAAAAGATAATACAAGATAGAGAAAAAGACTATGGAGATTATCAATATAACTTTACTGTATTAGCAGAAATGTTTACACTTGTACTAGCTGATATTTTAAAAAAGAAAATTAAACCACACCAAGCAGCTCATTTGATGATGGCTCTTAAATTATTTAGGTCCACAAGAGGTTATAAAGCTGATAATTATCATGATTTATCAGTGTATAATGATATGGCATTTGCCTTACACAAAAAAGATATAGACAAAAAGGTATAGATATGCATAAATATAAACGAATCATTAACGGGGAGTGTCATTTTCAAATGATTGAACTCTTTGATGATGTAGAGAAAGCTGCAAACAACTCGAATAGAGGAGAGTTTGTAGAATGCAATATT